TTCATCACCTGCCATCATAGCATCTATTTGATCTATTTTTTCAGCGCTATCTAAGTATTCTTGAGCTGATGTGATTGTATTTTTAGCTGCTGTGATTTTAGCTTGCCACCAAGCTGGGAAATCTACTTCGCCACCTACATCATCATACCCATCTACCATTTTGTATAGAGAAACAGCTGATTTAGCTATAAGGTATAAATCGGATTTAATCATACGTGGCTCATCGTCTTGATGGCCTATATCTAAATCTTCATTTACTAGCTCCTCAACTTGAGGTTTTTTAGAAAGAGCTGCTTCGGTAGCAGATTTGATTTTATCTTTGATGAAATCAGGTAACTCATGTTGGTCACCAACTAATGCTTTTTCGTTTACATTTTGTGTTAAGGCGTCTTTGATAAGTTCCTTTAGTGATTCTTTATTCATTTCTTCTACTTTTTTTTTAGCTCTTTTAGTAGCCGTAGCATACATTATTGCTTCCGCATCCCTACCATAACGTTTTACAAACCCACGTTTTGCGGGTTTTAGATCCATTATAGAATCTTCACGTTTATCTACTTCTCGATCGGTAAGTTTACGTTCGTTTAACATTAGTCTCTAGGTACTATATGGGTTCTAGTGAAAAAGGTAATAGCATTTCCTATTTGATTAGAAAGTGTTTCATCACCAATAATAACAGCGGTATCATATGCTCGTTTTAATGAGTTTTGGATTTCCATTTCTTCTGCAGTTAAACCTGGTTCCGCTTCTGATTTAGTAGGTACTTCAATATCGATATCAACATCTACATCTTCGATTTCGTCCTCATCTGCTTCACTTAAAGTTGATAAGATCTCAGCTTTGATTCTTTCTTTTAAATCTTTTTTAGTCATCTTACCCTTAACATGAGATATTGCTTTTTCAAACTCATCTCCTTTATCTACTTTTCTATAAGCTTTAGCTGCATCATCCTTCATATCATCTGCGATATCATCGTCTGCTGCTACGATATCATCGTATAAGTCTTCTTTAATCTCTTTGGATTTTTTATCTAAACCTTCGTTTAAATATTTTCTAAATGTAGTTATTTCTTTCATGTTTTAGTTTGTAGTTATGGTGATAAATATTATTTTTCTTTGTTAATACGATTTCCTGCTGAGACAGCGTCTTTGTATGCTTTTGAGTTACCATGAGATGGTTTACCACCTCGTTCTTTTTTAGCGTTTATGTTAGCCCATAAACCATCACCTTCGTTTAAACTCATATCAAATGCTTGAGCTAGGCGTGTTCTAAATGAAGTAAGTTCTTCATCATTGAGTTTTTTAAATACGTTATCGCGAATCTGAGATATAACTTTATCAGCCATTTGGTCTCCTCTATCTTCATTGAGGCGACGTCTTTGATTCCATTCGTATAAGTCGAAATTATCCATTGTTAAGTTTATTATAAATATTACCTCTTTAGTGCTTCTAAATACTCTACTGATTCTTTCACATATTCATCCATCCTATTGACATCTACTTTAGCCCCTACCCATCTCTCTACATCACCTGCTTCGGAAACATATGTGGATTTTTCTTCAGCTTTATCATATATCCACTCTTTAAAATCTTGTATTTTATTATCGATTTCATCGTTGTGGATTTTGTTTTCATATTCTTCCCATTTACCCGAGCGTTTTAAATCTCGTTCAAACATAATAACACATTCAAAACACTTTTTATGTATTTTATAAAATGGTTTATCGTTTCGATTACGCATTACCTTACGGCAGTTTGGGCATAGTAAGGGCATTAAATGCGCTTGCTTAGCTTTATCGAGCTTGGTGATATTTTGTTTAATACCATCCTTTATAGTCCAGGTACGGCCATCTAACTCCCATACATCTCCTTCAATATGGTGTTCATCTGCTTTTTTATAACCAACAGATGATGATATCTTGTTACCGGTTTTACCTTTTACAAGGTTTCGGATTCGAGTAACATCTTTCTTTTCGAATGCTTTTTTTAACATAACTTTATAGTTCTAGTTTTTTTAGTTGTTTAATAGTATTACCAGCTGATGTATGCAAAATGTCTACCCCACCTGCTGCTTTCCAACTATCTATGGTAGACGGTTTATCGTCTATTAAAATATGGTTGGGTGCTGCGAACTGATGTTTATTCTTAGCTGGTTTATAGTTTACTTTAGGTTTAGATGGAAATAAACCTCGTTTAGTCCAATTCTTCATCCATAAACCTTTACCCATCAACGATTCTTTTTTAATAGAGGGTGCTGTTAACATCTCATAATCGTATTTGGAGACAAAATCTATTAAAGTTTGGGCATCTGGCATAGGTGGTATACCAATCCAAAATGCTAACTTATGTTCTACATCTATGAAATCCCAAAATGCAGTTTTACCATGTTTTGATTCAAAATCACTAGGTGACATACCTGATAAATCTGTAAATCGTTTATCAAAATCGGCTACTACGCCGTCCATGTCTACAAATATTTTATAGTTTTTTTCCATCATCTTCTCGTAACTTTCCTAACTCGGCTGCATATGCATTTAAACCGAACGGATCTTTATTTTTCTTTTCAACTATTGGTTGATTATCTTCACTACCACACTCATGACAAGTAAACATATCGTCTCCCCCATCATCAATATTCCAACTCCAACCACAGTTATCACATACTATCTTTTGACCAACTATAGATTCGTCTAACTTATTACCTGTAATACCATCGGTCCAACCTCTAAACGTCATAGTACCTTTTAAGTTTGCTTCTTGTTCTAACTTATCTAAATCACCATCTTCTTGGGTATTAGTAGTAGTTATATCACCTAAACGTCCTTCTAAGTTTTGAATATGGTGGATCATTTCATGAGCATATGAACGTACTATATCTTTAGGGTGTCTACCTTCAGTATACAATACAATGTGTTGTCTCTCTGGGTCGTAATATGCTGTCTTACCTAAGAAATCACTTGCGTTGTTTGAGTCACCATCTATAAACTCTAAAGTTGGTAAAGGTTTAATATTCATACCTTTATCTAACATGTGTTTAGTTAGTTGTGCTATTTTTTCTTTTACATTTATACTATCACTATATGAAGCATGTTCGTTTAGTGATTCCTTTATAGATATTATATCAAATACTTCTTGTATTTCATCATCACTTAACCCATCAGGTAAAAAATCTTTAAACTTATCTTTACTTACTTTAAGAGCATTTCTAGCAGCCGTACCTGATACACCACCTGCTGTAACTATGGTTCGTAACTCCATATTTGGATATTTCGATATGGATTTAGTTCTACTTGAAATATCTATAAAATCCTCTTCGTTATCTTGTCTAGCACCTATAACCCATAATACTTCTTCTTGTGGGTGTTCTTTAGCATAATCATAGATAGCTCTTATTGGTGCTTTTGATGTTGGAGTTATTGTTACTTTCATAGGTAGATTTTCTTTATAAATCTCCCAAATAAGTGTTGATTGTGATTGTGTTATACCATCACGTTCTTTAGCACCAATATAAATAATAAACTCATCTATCGATGGGTTTTGTCTAAGTGCTTCCTCTACTACTTCGTAGTGTCCTTTAGTTGGTGGTTTAAATCCGCCACCATAAACAGCGACAGTTTTTTTCTTACCCTCAATCTCCTGTATTATTTCCTTAACTATATTATCTATCATCCTATAAAGCTATTAATCTTGTTAGTGATGGTACTCTGATCATCAAACTTAGGTGTATTAGAGAGTGCTTGTTTAATATTAGCTATCATCTCTTTTTGTTCCTTATCTTTTTTTGCTTGTTCTTCTGATGATTTGGGTTTACCTGAATATGTTACTGTTGCGAAATATTTATCTATTTGTTCTTGATTATAGTTCTTCTGAGCTCCTTGTGGGTCGTTATCTAAAACAACGAAGTTAGAACCAAACATCTGATCGTAAGTTTTAATATTTTTAGTGGTATTGTCCCATGTTCTTAATATGATTGAAGGACGTAATGCTCTACCACCTCTTTCTCCTCGTTCTTTATTACGTTGGAGTGAAGTTAAAGGTGAAACGTATATAAACGCCATAAACGTTTCATAACCTAAATCTTCTAGTTGTTTTTTCTTTTTAGCTATGGGGTTAGAAGCTGCTCCTGTTCCATCTATGATTAAGTTTTCACTATCATCCATAGATTGTTGAAGTTTACTTGTTGTTTTCTTACGTGCTTGGCCCATAAGTTTTGATGCTGATGATAACTCATCGGCACCATACTCTGCTTGTGGTTTATCTAAACCAGATGCTCTAAGTAACTCTTCGTAAGTATCGTCTATGTTAATAGATTTTAAACCCTTATTACTTAAATATTGTTTAACAAAAGTGGACTTACCCGAACCAGCAGGTCCTGCTAAGAACACTGCTTTGGGTTTTTGTTCGTTTTCTAATAGTAAATCTACCAGTTTAATCATGTCGTATGTATTTGTTATAAATATACGAAAAATATCTTGGGAAACCTAAGAAGTTTTAATGTCTTTTTGAACGATCGTTGTATACTTTTCACTAAGTGGTTTTAATACTGGGTGTTCAATATCAAATAAAGCACGTACGTGAGTATAAATCTCTAAGTTTTCATCTACACTTCTAGGTGATTCATGTAATAACCATCCCTTACCCTTAAGTGTTTTACCTGTTTTATCTTCACCTCGTGATCTAGATTTCAACCATAATACTCCAACTCGATCAACTTTAGTTTCATAACACTCTTAGTAACATCTAGTAGATAGAGCTGACTGGATATCGTATGTTGTTTGTAGGTGATTAGATGTTTTTAAATCAATAACCCATATCTCACCATCGATTTTACATACTAAGTCACAAGTACCTGCTACTTTTAAAGTATCACTATATAGAAATACTTCGGTCTCAAGTAACTCAGCACCACTCGTTTCCCAAAACGCAACAAAAGAAAGAAACATTTTCCAGACTTTTAAATCATATTGAGGTGAGTGTGTATGTGGGTTGATTAACTCAATCTTATCTCCCTTTAAATACTGTTCAGCTAACTCATGAACTATAGTACCTTCACCTGCTGCTTTTTTAGCTATAAAATCTGCGTTTGAGCCTACTTTTTTTAACCACTCTTCAAAATATCGTCCTTTTGGATAATATGATAACACAAACGTTACTGAAGGGTAGGTTTTTTCACCATCTTCGTAAAAACGAGAATCGTTAGTAGTAACTTGGGTAAACGTTTTGTTATACTCTTGTTTAGGGAAGTTTGCTTTTCTTAACTTTGTCATAAAGATAGTTTGTATTCTAATAACTTAGAATAAGTTAGTGGTTTTGTTTGTTGTATGATTTTGGTAAAGTTATGGAAACCATGCTCACTGGCATCTTTTTCACCTACATCTACTAAGTAGATTTCTTTACCCTCATTCATTAACTGCTCACAAAACCGAAGTGATTGTTTAAACGCATCACTATCTAAAGCTACATAGATTTTATCTACAATAGATGTGATTATTTTTTTCATTAAGGATGATTGTATATTTTTACCTAATAAAGGTATTGCATTTCTTTTTATTGCTATAGCATCAAATATACCTTCACATAATACTATGGGTAAGTTCCAGTTAATAAAATATTCGTTAGGTATTATATCTCTGGATACTGATGGGTTTTTATACTTTAAGGATGATGATGCGTCGAAGTTTCTAGCTGTAAAATAGTTTAAGTATCCCTCCGCATCAAACGTTGGTAATATTAACATATTTCTATAAGGCCCTTCTTCACAATATCCTATTTGGTATTTAAGTATGTCTTCTTTAGTTATGCCTCGTCGTTTGAGGTAAGCAGCGGCATGTCTATACGTTATTTTCGATGTATCAGCGTTATATAACGCAATATACTCCTTTGGTAATACAATCGCTGATTCGTCAACTTTAGTGTATTTAAACGACTTTGAGTTGGCTATTAGTTTCTTAGCTTCTTGTATTTTATCGTTGGGGGCTTTAGCTAGTTTGAATAAAGCGTAAACTGATTTCCCTTTCTTTAAACATGCCCAACAACTCCACTTATTAACACCTTCTCTATTTTCAGTGAGTTGTATTTCGAGTTTAGGTTTGGCGTGGTTACAACTTGGGCAGTGATACGCGTAGTTATCTCTAGCAGTGGGCTTACCACTACCTAAAACTGAGTTAACTAAACTAACTAATAACTGATTTGTCATATAAATCTTTCCTAAAAAACTTCCCGAGAATATTTGAGTTTAAATATTCATCGTTTTCTAATACCTCGTTTACAAACTGTAACTTGGTCTCAAAGTAAGTGAGTTGTTTTTTCGTTGACGTAAATATAATAATCTCTCTTGTAAAATCCAACTTATCTTGTGATTCTTTTACTAGTTGTTTTACTTCGATTTGAGAGCCGTAATACGTCTTCCAATCACTTTCTTTTTGGATTTTACGTTTTTTCTTTTGCCCTTTAAGTGGGGGTAAAGTGCGATTTGCTATTAGTTGTTTTTTACCTAAATATTTTTTACCACTTGGGGTATGAGTAACTAAATATACGAAACCGAAAGTGTCGGTAGGCATATCCTCTATTGAGTTGATTTCTTTGTTTTTGTATAACCACATATTTTATAATATAAAAAGGCTCCCTATGGGAGCCTAGTTATTTTATTATTTGTTTGTTTTATTATAGTGTTGGTTTTGTAGCTGGGAAATTGGATGTTGAAGGCCAATTTCTTAAGACTACTCTATATGCCATATATTCACTATGTTGTGGGTGATCAGTTAGTGGGACTATATAATCTACCTTAAATAATTCACTATCTCTCCAGGCTCTAGCTTCTCTCTCTTTGTCTTCTTGAGTTTCAACATAAGGATTTATATGTGATGCTATAAAAACTAAACCAGTTTTTGTGTTAGTTGTTTTTATTGTATCTCCTTCTAAAGGATTATCAACTCTTGAAGGGTCTGTTAAGTTTTCTGTAATTATATTTATCATAATTTCTATTAATTTGGAATTATTACTACACCTGTTTTATTCATAGTTGCGTTTCCATTTATAGTTGGTCCTTTTATTTCAACTATACAAGTATCTTTAAATAGTATTTGATTTACTTGATTAAAGGTAGTAGGTACTGACCAGTGGTTAGTACTAGCTGCTGAAACAAATCCATTAGCATTGGAAGAAAAAGTGTCTGCCCAATTATGATAGTACCCACCATTAAAGGGACTTGCAATTTGGGCAGCAGCTTCTGTAAGAGTTGTTGTTACAGGATTCCCAGCTAAAATACCACCAAGACAAAACCTCATCTGTTGATTTATACTACTTGTAGTTTCTATTTCGGTTGCGGTTCCGTCTATTGTTATTTTAAAAGTCAACACAGTACCTGTACCCATTCTAGGTCCAATTACTGCGACTAATTTACCTCCTTTTCCTGTGTTAGTAACGTTTACAACTTCCTGAAATGTACTTGTGAGGCCGGTTAGTTGTTTTACAGCCCCCAACTGACCGTAAGGATTAGCTCCAAGATATGACCAAAAATTTTCCATATCTGTAGTGTAAAAGGAATTTGCTCCGCTTTTAAGCTTCAGAAGATCGTCTCTTACTTGTATTCGATTTAAAGTAAGTGGGTCGGAACTGGAGGCACTACCACCACCTGATGGTGTTGTCCCAGCTGCTGGGAAAAAATCTGTAAAATCACTCATATTGTTTTATTATTTGTTTGTGTTATTATAGTGTTGGTCTTGTAGCTGGGAAATCGGATGTTGAAGGCCAGTCTCTTAGAGCTACTCTATATGCCATACGATCACTATATTGTGGGTGGTCAGTTGTAGGTACCCAAAAATCGGTATCTAATAATTCCTTATCTCTCCATACTCTCGCAGTTTCTTCTGCTGTTGGGGAAACTATTTCAGGTACAGCTCGAAGTGTCCAAGATGATGAATCTGATAGTGTAGCTATAAAAGCCGCGTCTGCAACTATTGAATCTACTACTACGTTGTTTTCTATTTTTTCGTATACTATTTCCATATTGTTATGAGTAAAAGATTATTGCTATTCCAGAGCCACCTGCTCCAATACTACTAGTAGCTCCCCCACCGTCTCCAGTGTTAGCTCCTCCTGCAATAGAATTTGTTACAGGTCCTCCTCGAGAGAATCCAGCATTAAACCCACCAATCGATTTGGGTCCTGATTGTGTGAAACTATCTGCTCTAGCTCCTAGTCCACCTGGAATTGCTCCTGTGTCAGCTGTGCTAATAGTTCCTGTGATTCCTCCACCTGTAATGGTAGTCTGTCCTCCAGGTGCAAAAACAGAACTACCTCCAGCACCAATAGTTACTGTTACTGTTCCTGCGGTTCCTATCGTTGTAGAGTAGTTCCATATTTTACCTCCAGTTCCCCCAGTTGGGGACGAGGTCCCTGAGCTCCCTGCACTACCCCCACCTACTAAAAATAGTTGGATAAGGGCTCCGTCAGCTATCCCAATAGAAGTTAAATCAAAGGTTCCTGATGTAGTGAAAATTTGGTGTTTGAGAATTCCACCACCACCACTACCACCACCACTGGCACTCGCTGGGAAATAATCTGTAAATTTGCTCATATTATTTTATTTTTATTATTATTATAGTGTTGGTCTTGTAGCTGGGAAATTGGATGTTGAAGGCCAATCTCTTAAAGCTACTCTATATGTCATATACTCACTATGTTGTGGGTGATCAGTTACAGATACTATATAATCTGTATTAGATAATTCTCTATCTCTCCATGCTCTCTGAAATAAATCAAGATCTGAATCCTCAAAATTTTGTAAGTGACCGTTCTCAGCTTCAGCTAAGGTTAGTTCTGGTGGTGTATATCCCCC